GATGTTATTTGTATAGTAATATATTTTTTAATTTAATTTTAAAAAATATATGTAATTGTATTTTAATTGATTTTTTAATTTACACCCTTTATTTGAATTTGAATTTTTAATTTAAAAAATAAATAATATATATATATATGGATGAATTATCAAAATTAAATTTAGATAATGATGAAAATAATATTGAAAAAATAAAAGATAATGATGAAAATAATATTGAAAAAATAAAAGATAATGATGAAAATAATATTGAAAAAATAAAAGATAATGATGATAATAAAATTGATATTGATGATATTAAATTGAATAAATTGGATTTACAACGTCAACGGAAGTTAGAATATAATCGTGAATATAGAAAAAAACATAAACCAATTATTAGTGACGAAATGAAATTACAAAAGAAAGAAAAACAAGAACAAAATAAATTAAAATACAAACATGAATATAATAAAAAATATTATCAAGAAAATAGTGATGATATTAAAAGAATTCAAGTCGAACGTAAATATAAACAAAAATATACTGAATTAAACCGGGATAAAATCAATGAACGTAATAAAGAGTTATATATTTTAAATGATAATAGACGAATTAAAAAACACGAGTACTATTTGAAAAATAAAAATAAAATTTTACAAGAGTCTATGTTAAAAAATGATACTAATATTATCGATTTTCTGGAAAAATAATATATAATTTATATAATTAAATTTAAATTAATTTAAATTTAATTAAGTTTAATAATCATAATTTTTATCTTCTCTAAATATATAAATGGAAAGTTTTACAGAAACAGAAGATAATAGATTCGAAAATAAATTTAATAAAGATATAAATGATAATGGAGGTGATAACTCCATATTAAAGCAATATAATTATTTAAAAAAATTAAACGAAAATAATTTAATTCAAAAAGAATATTTAAAAAACTCTATAGGAAATGTTGATAATAATAATATAAAAATTACTGAAATATTAGATTTACATAAAATTAAATATATTCAATCAATGAAATTTGATGAGATGAAAGAAATTTTTGATAAATGTAAAAATATTGATGAAATTAAAATAAATTTTAATAAAGTTAAAAAATATTGTGATAGATTAATTCAAAATAATGGGGAAGTTATAAATACTTATAAATATGCTATAAATAGCAATTATGGTCGATTATTTTCTTCATCATCAATTCAATCAATATCATATAAAATTCGAGGATTTTTGTTTAAACATACAACAGATCTTGATTTTACCAATTGTCATCCAAAAATTTTATTATATATATGCAAAAAATATAATATAACACATACTAATTTGGAATATTATTGTAATAACAGAGAAGAGATTTTAGAAAGAGGAAATAAAGATGAAATAAAATTATTAATTTTAAAATTTATGAATGATTCTAATATTAATAATAATCTTGGCAATAATCGATTTTTAATAGAATTAGACAAAGAATTTAAATATATACAGAACGAGTTGATTAAAATTAAAGAATTTAATTTTATAAATGATACTATTTCTGAAAATAGAAATAATTTTAATGGTTCATTCATAAATAAAATTTTATGTTATTATGAGAATTTGATATTACAGGATATGATATATATATTAAAAAAAGAAGGAAAAGAATTAACTGCACTTATGTTTGATGGATGTATGATAAATGGAAATTATTATAATAATGAAGGTATAAATTTGATTGAAAAAATAGAAGAATATATTAATAATAAATGGAATTGTTTAAATATTAAAATAAAAATGAAAGAACATGATAATTCGATTAAAATACCTGAAGGATGGTGTCCTATATATGATAAATATAATGATATTGATTTATTTAATCCAAGTTTTACTACTGGATTACTTAGTGGATTCTTTAAAAAATTATATAATGAAAAATATATTTTTAGTAATAATAGATTATATTATTTTAATGAAGTATGTTGGTCATGTGATGATATAAACAATTCAAATATACATATGTTTATAAATAATATATTTTATAAAGAAATGGTTAATTATACTACAAAAAAACTTGATTTTAATAATAAGAATCCTAATATAGAGTTACAAGACAAACAAAATATTACAATTAAATTAAATAATTTATTAACAAATATTCAAAAACTTACTGATATATCTTTCAGAGAAAAATTAGTAAAAGATATTAAAATACATATTACCAATAATGATATTAAATGGAATACTAATCATATGCTTTTTTCTTTCAAAAATAAAATATATGATTTAGAACTTGGTAATTTTATTATACCAAATCCATTAGATTATATTAATATAAATACAGGATATAATTATGAAGATATACATGATTTAGATTCAAAAAAAAAGGATTTATATAAACTTTTAAAAACTATATTTAAAGATGATATTATAAGGGATTATTATTTAGAAATACTTTCTACAGGATTATGTGGGACTCAGTTAGAAAATTTATTTATAGCTACAGGTGCTGGTGGTAATGGTAAAGGTCTATTAAATTCATTAATGATGAATTGTATTGGAAATTATGGTTATATTTTACCTAGTTCAGTTTTAGCAACTCCTTTAAAATTAGGAGGAGACCCTCAGGTATTTGGTTTAAATGGAAAAAGATTTGTTTTATGCTCAGAACCTGATTCGAAAAAAGACATCTGTTGTTCTACTATTAAAGATTTAACAGGTGATGGTAAAATTAATGTTAGAGATAATTATGGGACATCTGACGATTGTGGTATTACTATTAATATGAGTTTAATCATGGAATGTAACGACCTTCCTCGTTTAGATGAAACAAATGAAGCTACATCAAGACGAATCAGAGCTATTCCATTTAATTCTATAGGAGTTGATAAAGATACTTTTGATAAATATACGTCTGAGGAGATTGATGATAATAATTATTTTGTTATCAATCCTTATTATAAAACATTGAATTTTCAAGAAACATATAAACAAGTTTTTTTTTATATATTAGTTGATTATTTCAATATTTATAAAAATAATAATTATATATTAAGTCCTATGCCAGACGATTGTAAAAAATTAACTATTTCTTATATGGCAAGTAGTGATTATATATATAGTTGGTTTAATGAAATGTATGAGTTAGATGACAATAGTTATATTTATATTACAGATATTTTTAATGATTTTAAACAAGGACAATATTATGATGGTTTAAGTAAAGCAGAAAAATCAAAAATTAAACTAAGTAGTTTTAGTATTAATATATCTAAAAATTTATTTTTAAAAAGATTTTATAAAAAAAGATATTCATATATTAATTTCCTAGATGATAATAATAAAAAAATTAGAATTAAAAAAGAGTGTCTTATTGGATGGAAATTAAAAATAGAAGATAGCCCAAATAGCCCAAAAAAATCATATTTTTCATAAAGTATACTAGGGAAAGATATATATGAAATAGTTTATGAAAAACATAATTTTTTTGGGCTATTTGGGCTAAATTAAAAATATATAATTTTATATTTTGTTCTTATAATAACACATTTATAATATAATATGTTCCAATGTTCAAAAAAAAAGGCTTAATTGAAAAGTTTTCTGAAGTAAAAGAGGGGTGGGGTCTATCATCCTACCCCTCTTTATATATAATAAACTTATAAACGATATAAACGAAAGATTCCATGTTACAAATGATTCAAATGATATTATTTTAGTAAGTGATATGAATGATATTTTAGAAAATCATGATAAAGGGTTGTTAAAAACGAATTGAATGCAATGAATTGTTTTACACCATTAGACATCTAAAACGCCGAATTTATTGATTAACTATTTTTAGTTATTTTTAAATAAAAATTGATTTAAAAATAAAATAAATATATAATATATAACTAAAAATGGTTAATTATAGTTGTGAAAAATGTGGAAAAGAATTTAGTCAAAAAGGACATTATACAAAACATTTAAATAAAAAAAATCCCTGTGTAGTTGAAAGTAAAGTAAAAGAGATGTTAGATAAAGTTGTTGAAGAAAAATTAAAAGAAGTAAATAAACAAGTAAATAAAAATACAATAGTTGAAATGAAAAACAAACTTACAGTTATTTCATTATTTACAGGAATTGGTGGTATGGATATGGGATTTGATGGCGAAGTAATTGTACACAAAGATTCAATTATTAATAAAGAGTTTATAAATAAATCATACATTATAAAGGATTTTGTTGTATTAAAAAAAAACAATTTTGAGTGTGTATTTCAAAATGATATACTTGAAGGGGCAAAAGAAGTATTTGGATTTAATAATGATAATTCAAAATATAATACAACAAGTATTTATAATTTAATTTCAGAAAACTTCGTATTTCCAAATGCAGATATAGTTATCGGAGGATTTCCTTGTTTTATAGCAGGGACGAAAGTTTTAACTCATAATGGATATAAAAATATTGAAGAAGTTGTTTTAACAGACACATTAATGACACATACAGGGAGGTTTCAAACTATATTAAACTTACAAAAAAAAATATATACTGGTAATTTGTATTATATTAATGTTAAATATCATTCTGATACAATATGTTGTACGGAAGAACATCCGTTTTATGTTCGTGAAAAAGCACGAAAATGGAATAATGAATTACGAAATTATGAATATGAATTTAAAAATCCAGAATGGAAAAAAGCACATGAATTAGATAATAATCATTATTTTGGTATGAAAATTAATGAAAATACTATCATCCCTGAGTTTACTTTTAATAAAAGTATAAATCAACATAAATCTGATATAGTTAAAATTAAACTTGATAATCCTGATATGTGGTTTATGATGGGTTATTTTATAGGAGATGGCTGGATAGAAGAAACAACCAAAGCAGATGGTCGTTGTATGAATAAAATAAGATTTGCTATTAATACAACAGATGAGAATATTGTACTTCATAGAATAAATAATATATTAAAGTTGACTGATAAAAAATGCCCTTCTGGTAATAAGTGTAATAAATATGGTTGTGCTGATTTTGTATGGTTTAATATATTTAAACAATTTGGTAAATACGCTCATGGAAAACTAATACCCGAATGGGTCCAGGATGCACCAAAAGAGTTTATTCAAGAATTTATTGATGGCTATATGACTGCTGATGGTAGTATAAATAAAAAAAATGACAAATATCGTATAACTACAGTTTCACATAATTTAGCATTGAGTGTTCAACGGTTATTTCTAAAATTGGGATATATATTTGGTATAAGTAAAGATATTCGTCCAAAAACAACTGTAATTGAAGGAAGAACCGTTAATCAAAGAGACAGTTATACAGTAGGTGGATATTGTAGAAATCTGGTAAAAACTACATCATCATTAATTGAAGATGGCTATGTTTGGTATGCCCCATTTAAAATAGAAAAGCAGTATGTTGAAAATGAACGAGTTTATAATTTTGAAGTGGAAAATGATAACAGTTATATAGTAGAAAATACGATAGTTCATAATTGCAACGACTTCTCACATTCAGGTAAAAGAAAAGGTTTTGAAAGTGATAAAGGACACGATCTAAAAGAAAAAGTAGACATTGAAAAAGAAAACAGTAGAGGAACATTGTATAAGAGTTTTGTTGAAGTGGTTAAAAAAGTGCAACCAAAAATATTCGTTGCTGAAAATGTATATGGTCTGATTACTATGAAAAATGAACCTATTAAACAAATTATGAAAGATTTTTCGGAATTGGGATATGATGTTAATTATCAAATTGTATATTGTCCCGATTTTGGAATACCGCAAACTCGTAAACGAGTTATAATAATGGGAATTTCAAAAGAAAGAAATGTAGATATTAATGAAGGATGGAATATAATTACAAAAAATAAAACTGAATGTTGTATCGGAAAATATTTTGACCATCTTACAGAACCTAACATTACAAATGATATTTCCCAAATGGTATATTCAAATGCAAAAAAACTTGAAAAAGGTCAAGGACAAACAGAAATTAATCTTAATTCATTTGCACCAACAATGAGAGCTGAACATCATGGAAATATTGAATTCCGTAGACATGTTAATAGTAAGATAAATATCAATGAAACAACTATGATTGAACGACGATTAACAGTTAGAGAGGCTGGATTAATTCAAACATTTCCCCCAGATTATGTGTTTAGTAAAAAAAAAAATATGGTTGCATATAAGTATATAGGAAATGCTGTTCCGCCTTTATTGGGTTATTTAATTGCCGATAAAGTCGATGAATTATGTAAAAGTCATTTTGCTTAAATATTTGTATTTTCAACTTGTAAAGAAATCTTATCTATTTTGAATTGTTGTTCTGATGTATTTCTAATATAATCATCAATAATTAATTTTTTCATTATTTTAACCATATCATCTTGCCATGACTTTTGACACGTTGTAGGTTTTTCAATCCTTTTTATAGCACATTTTGCATAATGTTCAACCCAATTATTTTTACATTTAGTAATAAACGGAACTATATTATCTGCTTCATTCATATTTTCAAAATTAATGAAAGGTCTTGGAGTTCTATCTTGAAATAAATCAAGATCACTTTCGCCCATAGCATTATGATATTGCGAATACCTTACTATATATGGTTCTGAAGCTATGGATGGTCTTAGGCAATAAATTAACGTTTGATTAATATTCAATTTTTTTATAGTTGAACCATGCATTTTTTTAGATTTTGAACTTTTTAATTCTATTTTGTGTTTTGATTTTTTTCCACAAGCGTATATAAATGTAATATTTATATCAGGTATTTCACATCTAATCTCTATTCCGATATACTCAGAATGTTTTATTTTTATTTCATCCCATGACATTGTACAACAATCACAAGCTAATTTAGAAAATTCAGTATCCAGATTAGATTCACCATCAGTCCATTTAATACTTTTCAATTTATCTTGTCTTTCATTCATTTTTTTTGTTGTTTCAATACCAAGAATATAAATAATATGTTCCATTTTGTAACTACTCATTATGAATAGTCTTTCTTTAAGTAATATAGAATGTCGTTTTTAATATTATTATTTTTTTGTAATTTTTATTTCAATTTTATTTTTATTATTAATTTATAATGTCTACTCATAAAAGTAGTGATTATAAATTAACTGCTGTTAAATACTTTTTAGATAATAATGTTTCTCAACTTGATACTTGTAAAATTTTTAATTGTAATCCTAGAAGTTTAATGAGATGGGTAAATAAATATAAGGCAACTAACACTATTAAGCGGAAAAAAAGAAGATATAAATCTTATAAAGTTAATAAGCAACAAGTAGATTATATAATACAAACAATTAATGATGATAAAACTATTACTATGAAAGATTTGTTATATAAAATTAAACTTAAACATCCAGAATTTAACATAAGTGAAAGGCATTTATTAAGAATAGTAAATGATAATAATATAACACTTAAACAAACAAGATTTAGACACGAACCAAATAAACGTTATGGTAAATCTATAAATATAAAAGATAAATTAAAAAGTTTTTATGAAACTATTGAAAAATATAAAATAGAAGACATAATTTGTATTGATG